AAGCAGACTCGTCGTGGTAAGGGTAACATCGTAATCTGTTCTTCAGACGTTGCGTCTGCTCTTCAGATGGCTGGTGTTCTTGACTACACTCCTGCTCTTAACAGCAACAAGCTTGACGTAGATGACACTGGTAACACTTTCGCTGGTGTTCTTAACGGTCGTCTAAAGGTATACATCGACCCATACGCAATCGGTGGTAACTATCTAACTGTTGGTTATAAGGGCTCTTCAGCATTCGACGCTGGCTTGTTCTATTGCCCATACGTTCCTCTACAGATGGTTCGTGCAGTTGACCAGTCTTCATTCCAGCCTAAGATCGGCTTCAAGACTCGTTACGGCATGGTTGCAAACCCATTCGCAGAAGGTGCAACAATCCCATCTGCTGGTAATGGCGGTGAATTGGTAATCGGTACTAACGTTTACTATCGTCGTATTATCGTAAACAACCTAATGTAATATTAGGAAGAAGACGGTTTCAAGCCGCAAACTTTGAGGGGAGCTTCGGCTCCCCTTTTTTTTATAAATATATTTTTCTAATATGGAGAAAGTGAATGTTTGACACGTACATAAAACAACAAACTATTGATTCTGTTAATGAGTGGGTTTGGCCGAAAGATGACAACGGGCTTTGGGACGGTCCTTCTAAGGAATGGGGACCAATTGGTGAAATTATTAAAACTCATTGTGCGAGTAAAGTGATAGCAGTTCAAGCAGGTGGTGCTTGTGGTATGTATCCTAGACTAATGTCTGAAATATTCGAACAAATTTATACTTTCGAACCAGATCAATACAATTTTTATTGTTTATCTCAAAATTGTCAAAAATCAAACATTCATAAATTTAATTGCGCTTTAGGTGATAGGCATACGAATATAATATTTGAAGCTCCAAATGATCAAAATAGAGGAACTGGTACAATAGATGCATCTTCTGAAACTGCATTTGGCGGTACAGTTCCTATGCTTATGGTTGATGATTTCGAATATCGAAAATTGGATTTGATACACTTAGACGTAGAAGGTTCTGAATATTTCGTATTAAGAGGCGCTGAAAAAACTATAGAAAAACATCGTCCTTTAATTATTTTAGAAACTGTAAACGATCAAATAAGAGAAATTTTGAGAAACTACGATTATGAAGAAATAGGTAGAGCTGGTTATGATACGGTTTTCAAATTTACTCCTAAATAAATTATATTGGAGAATTAAATGTCAGCAATAGATAATACGCCAGTAAATAGAAATTTTCTTTCTCCACTTAATTTTAGGTTTCAAATTAAGAAAGCACCTAATGTTAACTTTTTTATTCAGAAAGTTAACATACCTTCTATTTCTATAACTAACACTCAATCGATGAACCCATTGATGCGTATTCCGTATAGTGGCGATCATTTAGATTATGGTGATCTTTCTATAACATTCAAAGTCGACGAAGACCTTAATAATTATCTAGAAGTACATAACTGGTTAATTGGTCTGGGTAAGCCAAAAGATTTTGATGGTTATAAAATGTTACAGGATGCAAAAGAAGGTACAGGCGATGGTTTAGTTTCTGATATTTCTATTATTCTATTGTCTAGCACTAAAATGCCAAATTTCGAAATTAACTATACAGACGCTTTCCCTGTTTCTTTGTCTGGTATTTCTTTCAATACTGTAGATTCAGACGTTAACTATTTGGAAGCTACAGCTACTTTCAAATACCAATATTATGATATTGTAAAAATTTAACTTGACTTTTTAGTGAAAATATAGTATGATTCTATCTTGGGTAGAAAATTGGGATTATTATGAAGATAGAAGAAATATTCGATCAGTGGAAAATTGATTCTGTGATAGATCGTACAGAGCTCGGAGACGAAGCTCTTAATATTACTAAATTACATCATAAGTATTATCAAATGTACGTTTCGGAACGTATGGTTTTCCGTAAACTAGATTCTGATATGAAAAAGCTAAAGCTGGATAAGCACGAATTTTTCACTCAAGGTCATACAGAAGAAACTAGGTCTAAGAATTGGCAGCTGCCAGCTCGTGGTATGATTTTGAAAGCTGATATACCGATGTATATGGAAGCTGATGAAGATATGATTAAACTTTCTTTAAAGATAGGTTTACAGCAAGAAAAGATAGAACTATTAGAGTCTATTATTCGCTCTCTAAATAGTCGAGGTTATAACATCAAAGCCGCGATTGATTGGCAGAAATTTACTATGGGAGCATAATGGATACTATTAAGATTGAGAAAATCGACGAAACATACAATAAAATACATTGTGATCCTAGTATAGCTTACGAACTCAATGACTATTTTACTTTTGATGTACCAGGCGCTAAGTTTATGCCTGCTTACCGTAACAAATTTTGGGACGGTAAAATAAGGCTGTTTCAAATACTTACTGGTTATTTGTATGGTGGTCTCAATCGATATGTTGAAGAATTTTGTAGAGCTCGCAATTACGAAATTGAATATCTTTCAGATTTTTCCGCTGATGAATTTTCTGTCGTCGAGGCAAAAGAGTTTATCGATAAATTAAAGTTACCAGAAAAATATCAACCAAGAGATTATCAATTAGAAGCTTTTGTTCATGCCGTTCGCGAACGTAGAGCTTTAATGCTTTCGCCGACTGCCTCTGGCAAGTCATTTATCATCTACCTAATTACGAGATACTATCATGCACGGACTCTTATTATTGTGCCAACTACTTCTTTGGTTAGTCAACTTGCCTCTGACTTTGGTGACTATGGCCTTGTATCTGATAGGTTCGTTCATCGAATCTTTGCTGGCCAAGATAAACAATCGGATAAACCAATTACCATCTCAACCTGGCAGTCCATATATAAGATGCCTAAAGAGTATTTCGAACAATTTGATGTGGTCATAGGCGATGAAGCACACTTATTTAAAGCGAAGAGTCTTACTAGCATTATGTCTAAGCTTGATAGCTGTAGATATCGCTTCGGATTCACAGGTACTCTTGACGGCACTCAAACTCATAAACTTGTTCTCGAGGGTTTGTTTGGAGTTGTACGAAAAGTTACAACCACTGCTGAATTAATCGAACAGAAACATTTAGCGTCATTTAAGATTAAAGCAATCGTTCTTTCATATCCTGATGAGATTAGAAAGATGATCGCACGTTCAGCTGACTATCAGGCTGAAATGGATTATCTTGTTAGGTTAGATGCTAGAAATAAATTTATACGAAACCTTACTCTTTCTCTTGAAGGTAATACTCTATTACTTTTTCAGTATGTCGAGAAACACGGTAAGGTTCTTTTTGACAGAATATCTAAAGAAGCAGGTGACCGAAAGATATTTTATGTATCAGGCGAAGTTGATGGAGAAGAACGTGAGGAAATTCGTAAAATCGTTGAGACAGAACAAAACGCAATTATCGTTGCTTCTTATGGAACTTTCTCCACAGGTGTTAACATTCGTAATTTGCATAACGTTATATTCTCTAGTCCTTCCAAATCTAAAATTAGAAACTTACAGTCAATTGGTCGTGGACTACGTAAGTCAGATAGTAAGGATAGCGCAACGCTTTACGACATCGCCGATGACATGAGTTGGAAAAGTAAAAAGAACTTTACATTGCTCCATTTTATGGAGCGTATAAAAATATACAATGAAGAGAAGTTTCCTTATAAGCTGTACAACGTTACATTGAGTATCTAACATCAGCATCACATTAATGATTATACTATGTTCTAGAAAAAAGTAAAGGATTAAAATGGCAATTCGTACTCCTCGAGTTAAAAATTATATCAACAATAAAACATTGTATACCTCTATGATAGAACATAGGACAAAATTGAACAATGCTTTATTAGAAAATAAATCAAAACCACAGGTTTCAAATTATATTGGACAGTCTATTCTTTTGATTTGTAATAACCTTGCAAAGAAACCAAATTTCTCTGGGTATACGTATAAACAGGATATGATATCAGATGGTATTATGGACTGTATCGCAGCTGTTGATAATTTTGATCCAGATAGAACGAACAACCCTTTCGCCTATTTCACTCAGATCGCCTGGAATGCCTTTATTAGAAGAATTCAAAAAGAAAAGAAGCAGACATATATTAAACATAAAAACTTCGAGAACAGTTTCCTTATGAATGAACTATGGAATGATTTTGAAAATATACATTTGAAGGCTAATGAATATTCATCAGAAGTCGTAAGGTCCTATGAAAATAAGTTGACCAAACCGAAAAAACAAAGTAAACTTAGTGGAATTGAAGTTTTTTCAGTAATTTTAGACGAGGTAAATGATAATGAAAAATGAACATTTGATCCCAGTAAATATTTCTGACCTAGTAGGAAAAATTAACGACCCTGTTATCAGGGATAATGAAAAGCAAAATTATGTTTTGCGGCTAGAGGCTACGATGTCTTATATCAACGAATCATTGATGAAGTATAGATCTCAAAAGCCTGTAGTTAAGCCAAACACGAGAATGTACCGTTGAAAATTGCAATTATTACAGATACACATTGGGGCGTACGTAATGACAACATTGCGTTCATGGATAATTCTAAAAGGTTTTTAGATGAAGTATTCTTTCCTACAATTGAGCGAGAAGCGATATCGACAGTTGTGCATCTCGGCGATTTGGTTGACCGTCGTAAGTATATCAATATTCGCACTGCCAGCCGTCTT